ACTGCTGACGTTTCAAGCGCGTCTGAAGGCGATGCGTTAGTGGTTAGTGGGGTTAACTACACCATTCGCATCGTTCAGGATGATGGCACTGGTATGACGATGATGGTATTGGAAAAAGACTAAATGGCGCACGTTCGCAAACAAATAAGGGATGCGGTTGTTACGGCGGTCACTGGTTTAGCGACCACCGGCACGAATGTTTTTCGCAATCGCGTGTATCCTATTGAGCAATCGAACTTGCCCGGCTTATGCGTTTTTACTAGATCAGAAGCTGTTGTTTTTGATACAATGACACTGGCGAGATCAATCGCTAGGAATTTGGAAATTATGATTGAAGCGTATGTTGTTGGAACTGCAAACTATGACAACACGCTTGACCAGATTGCTGTTGAAGTTGAAGAGGCTTTAGCGGCAAACGTAACTCTAAGCGGTCTTGCGAAGGACGTTATGGTTACGGCTTTTGAAGCGGATTTTAGTGGCGATGGTGAACAACCGGTTGCTATTGGTCGCTTCACGGTGATGGTTGAATACCGCACCAAAGAAAATGATGTGGAAACTGCCAGCTAACAGGAGTTGAAAATGGCAACATTCAAAGGAAACGATGGAGTCGTTAAGATCGGCTCTGATGCAATGGCAGAAGTGATTAGCTTCACCGTTGACCAAACTGCGGAAGTGATAGAAGACACGAGTATGGGCAATGCCTCGAAGTCTTACAAGGCTTCTTTCACCGATGCGACTGCAACCGTTGAAACTTATTTCGATGACACTGACACCGCGCAACAAGGTTGCACCGCTGGTTCGTCTGTAACGGTTAGTCTTCAGATGGAAGGTGATACCACCGGCGACCATCGTTTGACCGGCTCAGGCATCGTTACAGGGCGTTCTATCGGCGTTTCTCACGATGGCATCGTGACTGCAACTTATAGCGTGCAGATCAGCGGTGGCCTGACTGAAGACACCGTAGCATAAGGAGATTTCTAGATGTCACTGGGGAAAGAAATCTTAGCGCGCGTAAATAACAGACGGCAACGGAACATCATTGAAGTTCCTGAATGGGGTGAAGATGATGCTCCGTTGCTGGTCTATGTTTCGGCCTTAACGGTTGGAGATATTGACAAATTACAGCGCAAGCACAAAAACTTTTTAGTCGATATGCAGATGTCTGGGATGGTCGAGTTGATCATTATGAAGGCAGAAAACAAAGAAGGCGATAAGTTGTTCACTTTAGAGGATAAGATGTATTTGATGAAGATGGACTTGCCGGTGATTACGAATGTTGTTAGCAAGATTATGTCTAGCATTGACAGCGTTGAGGATCACGAAAAAAACTAACTAGCGATCACTTGCGCTTTAATGTGTTGCAGTTGTGTGATCGCTTAAATAAAACCCAACCGGAGATTGAAGAATTAACGGTTAGTGAAATCAACGAATGGTTCGCATTTTTTAAGGTGAAAGAAGATGGCAGATCAAAATCTAAAAATTAGAATTTCAGCCATTGATAACACCAAAGCGGCATTTGATAAAATTGCTAAAAGACTTAATACAGTTCGCAAATCGTTAATGAACTTCAAAACAGCTTTGCTTGCCGCCGGTGGTACGGCTGGGATGATTTACCTTGTTAAATCGTCAATGGATGGCATCGATAAGGTTAGCAAACTTTCACGCACATTGGGTATAGCTGTTGAGGACTTGCGAAAGTTAGAACTTGCGGCTGATCTTTCTGGATTAACTTTAGAAACTGTTGCACGCGCCGTTCGTAATCTTAACCGTGGTATGGTTGATTTTATGGATGGCACTGGTGAAGCCGCTGACGCTTTTGAAAAACTAGGCATAACCACCGAAGATGTTAATGCGGTTATGGGCAACCAGTTCAAGGTTTTAGAGCTAATTGCCGATAAATTGCTTGAGGTTGAAAATAGCGCGATTAGATCGTCTATCGCTCAAGACTTGTTTGGCGGTCGCGCATCTGAAATGCTTCTGGTATTAGAAGAGGGTGCGGAGGGTATGCGCCGAATTTCAGACGAGGCAGAACAGTTTGGTCTTGTCTTATCAGCAAAAGCCGCACGCGGAGTTGAAGACGCTAACGATAGTTTCACTAGGCTGTTTGCTTTATTAAAAGGTTTGCGCGATCAGGTTGTTTCTCAACTTGCGCCGGCTATTGAAGATGGTGTTACAGCAATCAGAAATGCGGTGCAAAGAATAGTCGGCACTGAAGGTGGCATAAAAGAATTTGCAAGAAGTATAGCGCATACATTACTTGATGCTTTTGAGTCATTTGGGAACTTTATGATTGGTTTGTTTAATACAATTATAGACGTTATTAATACATTAATTAAAGGCATTAACAAATTAAATGAAACCACCGGCATATTTGGTGGCGATCTTGCGCGATTACCTCAAGTTATGGGCGAGGTTAATGGTCAAGTTCGTAGATTTAATAAAGATGTTTCCAATATACCGCCGGGCATACAATCATTAGCAACTCAACTTGATATTCTTTCTAGTTCTCAAGAGTTTAACGAGCAAAAAGCAAGAAAACTGTTAGCCAGTTTGTATGAAATGCAACAACGTATGTTGTTCAATGGAACGGCTACTCATAAAACAAATCAAAGACTTCAAACGAATATACATTTATTGGAATATTTGATTGGTGTGAGTGAAAGTGTTTATGCTCCGATGGAGCAATTAGGCAATATTACTTATGATTTTTCTTCGGCTATGGATCGGGCAAGATCGAAGACGGATGCAACCTTTCATTCTTTGCACGCAACTTCTAATATGGTTGAAGTTCACAGGTTTGGAACTGATAATCTAGCTAACAGTACCAATAAACTTAATAATGAAATAGAAAACACGAAAATTAAATATGATGACCTTCTGCCAACTTTAGAAAAAATGAATAAAGCTAATGCGAAGTTAGCAGAAGAAAATGAACGTATGCAAAATGCTTTTGGTGAAACTATTGAGCGCGGTCGCGGTCTTGTGAGGTTCTATAACAATACTACACAGGCAACGGCTCAATCACAAATTGAGATAGCCAAAATGAACGATAGCTTGAATGTCGCAAAAAATACTGGCGGCGAAGCGTTAAAAATGCTTGCTGAAGACTCTAGGAACTTGAATAAAAATCTTGAGGATGTTGCAGTTCGTGGAATTAGATCGCTTGAAGATGCTATGGTCAGCGCGATAACCGGCACGATGAAGCTAAAAGATGCGTTCAAGTCAATGGCGGCATCTATTATCAGTGACATTATGCGTATGTATATCAGAATGCAGATCAGCGCGCCAATAGCGCAAGCTATGTCTAGCTTTTTCCAAACGCCAACTTACGCTTTCGGCACTGGCGCACATCCCGGCGAAAAACCTAAAGCAATGGGCGGTTCGGTCGCAAGCGGCAAACCTTATATGGTCGGCGAGAAAGGCGCGGAACTTTTTATTCCCGGCGGTTCAGGCACGATTATTCCTAGCAATCAACTAGGTGGTGGCGGTACTGTTGTGCATCAAACAATCAATGTTTCAACTGGCGTATCGCAGACGGTTCGCGCTGAAATAATGCAGTTAATGCCGCAAATCGCTGAAGGCACGAAAGCGGCTGTACTTGACGCAAGACGGCGTGGTGGTACATTTGCATCAGCATTTTCTTGAGGTGACAGATGACCATCACATATCCGCTAACACTACCAACCGCATCGGGCATCGCTAGGGTTAATCTTCGCGCTGTTAACGCAGTTGCAATCACAGAAAGCCCATTCACTTTTAAACAACAGGTTGTTCAGCACTCAGGACAACGTTGGGAAGCAGAAGTCACAATGCCGCCTATGCAACGTGCAGATGCTGAAGAGTGGATATCGTTCTTGCTATCATTGACTGGCGTTAAAGGCACGTTTTTGCTTGGCGATCCAAATGCGGCAACACCGCGTGGAACTGCATCAGCAACCCCCGGCACGCCTTTGGTTAATGGCGGTGATCAGACAGGTGAAACGCTAACGATTGACGGATTGCCAACAAGCGAAACAGGATATCTCAAGGCTGGCGATTATATACAGATAGGCGGTGGTTCTGCCGCAACACTGCATAAGGTTCTGGCTGATGTTGACACTAACACTCTGGGGCAAGCAACATTAGACATCTGGCCTTATATTAGAACTGCGCCGGCTGATGATGCGGCTATTGTAGTGTCTAATGCTAAAGGGTTGTTTAGATTAAGCACAAATCAAACAGATTGGTCTATTAACGAGGCCGCTTTTTATGGTGTAACGTTTGCCGCAATTGAGGCGATAGTATGAGCAGATCACTATCTAATGGAATTGTTAGCGCAATATCATCAGAGGCGATCAAACCATTTTTCGCTATTGAATTGCGATTTGATACGCAGACGCTTTATTTCTGGACTGGCCTTGGTAATATTACGGTTGACGGAATAACGTACGTTGGCACTGGTCAATTTCTAAAGGTTAGTGAAATATCTGAAACGGCAGAAATATCCGCTAAAGGCGCGATGATTACCTTGTCTGGCATACCATCAGAATTATTATCACTTGTTTTATCTGAGCCGTATCAAGGACGTTTGGGCATCATCCGCTTTGGGTTGATGGATGCAAACAGAAGCTATCTAACCGATGAAGATGGAAACTACATCTTGCAGGAAGATAGTTCGCGCATCGATGTTACGGCTGGTGATCCTAATGATCTGGTTGAGATATTTAGCGGCTATATAGATCAGATGAACATTGACGAAGGTGCGGAAACTTCAACCGTTGCGCTTTCAATGGAAAGTAAATTAATTGACTTAGAAAGACCGCGCGTTTTCCGCTATACTGATGGAAATCAAAAGTCGCGCTTTCCAACAGATCGCGGATTTGAGTTCGTTGAAGATTTACAAGATAAGCGGTTTAATTGGGGACGTGGATAATGTATCACGATTGGGATATTAGATTGGCTGACTACGTTGAAAGCGTTCGTGAAAAGTCTTTTGAGTGGGGCAAATTTGATTGCCTCATTTTTGCTAATGGCGCAGTCAGAGTGCAAACCGGCAAGGGTTTCTGTAACGATTGGATGGGTGATTACACTGATGCTCAATCGTGCTATAAGCACGCGCTAAGGCTGTTAAAGGCAAATAGGTGGGATAATATAGTAGAGGCCATTGACACGCGTCTGACGCGCTTACAATCGCTTATGCCGCATCGCGGTAATATTATTGGTCGTCAACAGGAACATATGTCAGTTA